CCATCCTTTGAATTTGCTCCTCAAACGAAGCGATCAACAGCTTCGCAGCTTCCTGCGTGGCTTCTTCTCTGCTCAAGCCTTCGCCCATAACCATGCGCCCGTCGGCAGTGATGCGGAGCACTTCTTTACCCGGCGCATTTAAGGTAATCGAGGGAGTTTCGTCTGTCAGGTTATCGGGATATTTGTAGTTCATTTGCCGTCCTCCCATTTGCCAATTGTGCGGAGAAAAGCCTCAGCGCGTTGGGCGGCAGTGGCTTCGATCAAATGTTTCCGCCCACAGCGAACGAAGTCTAGGTTTTGAACATAGAGGCCAAATCCGCCAGTCTGGTTGTAATGTTCACCTCGGCTCAGCACCATCTCCGCTTGGTGCATGGCGTTCAAGTCGTGGAGGTAGTCGGGGATGTCATGCTTGAACACTAAAAGCCCACTAGGATTCATAACCCAAGTTTCCCAACCACGGGAAACCCAGCCTTCTTTCTTGGCTAGGCAGTCGGGGTGATCGTGCATCTTCCATCCGCACGCTTCCGCGATGGCTATTCTTTGTTTTTCGGGTTTCATTTGATTTCCTCGCCCGCGAGACGGTTGTTGTTGAAATGATCGAGGCCACGGGCGATGTCGCCGCGACCTACGAATTGGCCCCAGACGTTAGTCTGGATGCCCTTTTCGCACTTTGAGGAAGATTCCTTCTTACGTTTGCGAATTAGCTCTGTCTCTGCGCGGCTTCGCTTGTACACATCCAGACGCTTGGACGCGATGCCTTTGGTCGTCGTCATAGGGCTTTTACGGTCTGTGGGTTCTTCAGTGATTCCTCGATCTGCTCGGTCGTGTACCGGTTCAAAAGCCCGTTCGTCTTGTGATGGTTCATCCAGCAGCGTTTATCGACGTAGAGGTCGTATCCCGCCTCGCGCATGATCTTGCTCAGGTAAAAGTCCTCCGAATACCGGCGACGGTTAAAGACGCCCATCTTGGTGATCTCGTACCCCACTTCTCCACGGTACTCCGCATCCTCGATCACAAACTCATCCTCGGGGCGTATCAGCTTTTCGAGCACATCCCACGTCAGGGACAAGGCACCGGTGCAGACTTCTTCGACAGTAAGGTAAGTATGGCCGGGAACCACCTTGCCTTGGAAGCTCCACCGGAGATAGCTGTCCGAAAGCGGGTAGCAACCGGCCACGACATTCAGATTCGACTCCCAAAGCAGTTTCAGCTTCTCGGGCGTCCACGACAGATCCGAGTCGAGAAACTGCAACCGACCGGCGTCGCTGCGCGTCCGCCAATGGTGAAACGCGAGGTTTCGCGCATGACACACATCACATCCCCCGAATGGGATGATATTAACTTCGTAGCCGATTTCCGCTGACCTCAGTAACGAGAACAGGGTTTCCCAACGGAGCATCCCGTCTTTGATCGGGATGGCGATTAACACTTTATTTGGATTTCGTTTCATCCTCACCAGCAAGATACAACTTTTGTATCACCGTCAACTCTGTTATTGAACAAAAGTTCGGGCGCAGCCCGCTCACGGGGAATTGGGCGGGCTGCAATTATCTCTTGCAGTTTTTCCCGAAACCGGCGATACGCACAGAAGATGACCGCTATCGCTACCCGGCTCAATACTCTGACCGATCTGATCGAGGGCACGTTTGCGCAAGGCAACAACCTCAACCAGACGATTGCGTACCCGTTCACACTGGGCAACGGCAACGCCTACACCCCATGCACGCTGAACCGCATTTTGCTCTCCTACTCGTACATGAGTCAGGGACTGGTGCAGACCGTCATTCGCCAGCCGGTCGATGATGCGTTTCGAGGTGGGATCAACATCAAGACAAACGAACTGAGCGAGGACGAGATCAAGACTCTCCTCTTGGATTTCAAGCGTTCGCGCAAACCCAACCGCAAGCTCTCGCGCAAGCTGAACCCCAACGCCGCCGTCAACGAGGGGTACTCGGATATGCGCGTGGCGAAGGACGTGCTGTGCTGGTCGCGGCTGTTTGGCGGTTCGGGCCTGATCGTCAACACGGCGCAGGACTTTCGCACCCCGCTGAACGTGGAGGCAATCAACGAGGATACCCCGCTGGAGTTCATCGCCGCCGACCGCTGGGAGTTGATCCTGTCGCAGATGAACATTTTCGATACGCGCAATCCGTGCCCGTTCAACTTTTACGGCGCACCGCTGCATTACAGCCGCGTCATCAAGGTACTCGGCGCAGAGGCACCTAGTTTCATCCGGCTGCGGCTCCAAGGCTGGGGCTTCTCCGAGATCGAGCGTTGCGTCCGGGCGATCAACTCATTCGTCAAATTTGAGAACGTCATCTTCGAGTTGCTGGATGAGGCCAAGATCGACGTGTACAAGATCCAAGGCTTCAACGACAGCCTCCTGACCGACGACGGCACGGCAAACACCCAGAAGCGCATCGCGCTGTCCAACCGCCTCAAGAATTACCAGAACGCCCTCGCGATGGACGTGGAGGACGATTACACCCAAAAGCAACTCTCTTTCGGCGGGCTGGCCGAGATCTGGAACGAACTCCGACTCAATCTCTCCTCGGCCCTAAAAATCCCGATGAACAAGCTGTTCGGCCAATCGGCCACCGGGTTTGGCGGCGGCGAGGACGCACTGGAGAATTACAACGCCATCGTTGAGCAGATCCGCGAAGACGCCAATCCGGTCATCAGCGAGATTCTGGATCTGCGGTGTCAGCAGAAGTTCGGGTTCATCCCCGAGTACGAACTCATTTGGCAACCGCTCAAGATTCTCGACGGCGTGCAGCAGGAGACAGTCATGGCGTCGAAGCAGACGCGCATCCTCGAACAGTTCCGCGAGCGTCTGCTCACGGGCGTCGAGGCGTCCAAGGTACTCAAAGCCGAGGGACTTCTCCACATGGACACCGAGGTCTCCAAGGGACTGCGCGATGTCGAGCCGATGCAGATGATGGAGATGCAGCAGAACGCCGACGCTCCGAACACCCAGCCCGATGGCAAGAAGTCTGACAAGTGACGCTACCGCCCATCATCCATCGGGACAGCTACACGGAGTATGTGGAAAAACTCTTGCTGGCCTACCTGCAAGAAGTGCTGTTTGCGCCGGTTGAAGCGATGTTGTCCGCCGCCGACGTGCGGCAGAACGGCATCGACGTAATTCGCGAAGCCCTCGCCACCGGTCAGATCTGGTACGCCGACGGCGTGTTCTCGGGCCGGTTCAACGCCGCGATCAGCCGCGAACTGCGGAAACTCGGCGCGGTCAAAAAACAGGACACGTTCGTCATCGAGCAGGAGAAATTGCCCTACGCTTTGCGGGGCTTCATTGCCGAGTCCAAGATGCGCGGCGAGGAGCTACACGCTGCGATCATAGCGACGTTGCTGCTCATGCAGCAGAACATTGCCACCGCGCCGACGGGGATCGACTACAAGGTTTTTGTTGACGTATTGACGAAAGACCTACAAAAGCAATTTTCAGAATCAGTATCCGTCCTCGATCTGTCACAAGCCTTGACCAAAAATCCTCCGGGATTGGAGGAAGAAATTCTGCAACAGTTCGCGAGGGAAACGGACGCTGAAATCAAAAAATTTACCGCAGAAGAAGCCGCCCGCCTCAGTGCAAAAATCGAACTCAATCTCCAAGAAGGAGGTCGCACCGACCGTCTCGACGAAATCGTCGAAGCGGAGCACGGCGTTGCGCAGCGCAAAGCCCGGTTCGTTGCGGAAAACGAAACCAGTCGTGTCGTTTCACAATATCGACAACAGCGGTTTGAGTCCGTCGGAAGCACCCAATACGTCTGGCAAACTTCCGAAGACGAGCGAGTCCGCACCGACCACCGGGCTCTCAATGGTCGCACGTTTAACTGGTCGTCTCCGCCGGTGGTGGATACAGCTACTGGTCGCCGTGCTCATCCCGGTGGGGATTACAACTGCCGCTGTGTCGCCCGCGCAGTAATACCCGACGCATGAGTGCCACCTTAGAATTTACTCCCGAGACGATCCGCGAATCCTCTGTGGTTCATCGGTTCAACCTTGCCCCCGGTACGAAGAAGTTTCGGTGCAAGTTCATTGAACCCGGCCTCGTCTCTTACCGCGATGTCCCCGGCGGCGGGTTGGAACTGCTTCGCAAAGAGACCATCGACTCTGCGCTCGAAAGCGCCCTCGGTAATCCTCTCACCATCGGCCACGTTCAAGTCACTCCCGAGAACCGCATCGACGTGGAGAACGGCGTCGTGACCGGCGTGGACTACAACGCCGAGGATGGCTGGTACTACGCCAACGGCACCGCCGAAACCGACCAAGCCGTCTCCAAGATCCAGCAAGGTCAGCGCCCGTCCTGCGCCTACGCCGTCCGCGCCTTTGGCCCCGGCGGTG